ACTCATACTGATCTAGAATTGTATAGAATGATTCTAATAAGAAATTTAATCAGAGGTCCTATTGTAGAGAGAATAAAAGAAGCAAAAGAAGGAGACAACATAGTAGAAGCACCTGCGATTAATTTACCAAACTCTCCAACAAATATATACACAATACCTGCATACCCTAGACCCTATTTCAGGGGTATAAACGGAGGAGTTTATATACGTACTCGCAATGCAGATGGAGATCCTGATGAAAAAGTTATATATCATAACGACTTATATGTAGTTAGAAGGTTACGTGATGTAGAGATTGGTGAGGCTATCGTGATGCGATTGCACTTGCCTAAAGATGGGGTAAGAGAATTTACTTTGCCGTTAACTGCTGTTACATCTAGAGATGAGTTTCGCAAATTTATGTCTATGCAAGGTGTAGCAGTTACAAGAATGGATGAGCTTATGCAGTATACAACAACATGGGTTAATGAATTACAAGCTAATAGTGTAGCAGATCAAGCACACAGACAGTTCGGTTGGACAGATGAGGATTGTGGTTCTTTTGTGCTTGGTAACCAAGAAATATTTAAAGATAAGGTAGAATTTAATCCTCCGTCTACACAGACGGCAGGTTTGTTTCCGTCGTTTGAACCACGAGGTGATATGGAAGAATGGAAGAAAGCTATAAACTTTTATAATAAAGATGGGTTTGAATTACATCAATTTGTAGTAGGCACATCATTTGGCTCTCCACTGATGCAGTTTTCTCCAATAAACTGTGCTGGACTGCACATATATAGTAAAGACTCGGGCGTTGGTAAGACTACAGCTATGGCTGCCGCTGTATCTGTTTGGGGTAGTCCTGACGACTTGATAATACATGAACGAGATACGTTTAACACTAAGATGAATCGAGGAGAGATATACCATAACTTACCACTATATATGGATGAATTGACAAATACACACGGACGAGAACTAAGTAACATAGCTTATCAACTAACGGGTGGTAGACAACGAGGTCGTATGGCTAGTGGTAGTAATACTGAACGGCACAGAGGAGAAGCGTGGAGATTACTTGCAGTTACTACTGGTAATACAAGCATAATAGAACGAATAAGTATAATAAAAGCTATGCCTAAAGCAGAGGCACAAAGAATATTAGAATGTCGTGTAAAACGTATGCACTTTGAAACTAAAGAAGAAACTGATGTATTTAGTACAGCTATAAAAGATAACTATGGACACGCTGGTAAAGAGTATGTGCAGTACATAATGAACAATGTATCTTCTGTTAAGAAGTTATTGAGTGAAATACAACAACGTGTGGATAAAAAAGCGGGTCTTACAGCAGAAAATAGATTTTGGTCTGTCTTAGTGTCAGCAACTGTGACTGGAGTTATGATAGCTAACAAGTTGGGTCTTGTAGATTATGACCCACAAAAAGTGTTTAAATGGGGTGTAGCACAGTTAGATGAGAACAAACGTCAAGTATCGGACATGAATATATCCGTTGAGGAAATACTTAATGATTTTATACATGAGCACTGGAGCAACGTATTGTGGATAAAAAGCACAGATGATCTGCGTAAACAACAAGACATTGATAATGATTCTTTGATTATACCCGAAGCTGTGCCTAGAGGTAAGTTAGTAGCACGATATGAGACAGATTTAAAGCGTGCTTATCTTTTACCAAAACCATTAAAAACTTGGTGTGGTGAGCAACAGATAAATTACAATTCTTTTGTGTACGATCTTACAACAAAATTAAACGCAAAAAGGTCTAAAATGCGGTTAAGTAAAGGCACACACATGAACTTGCCTCCGACAGATGTTATTATAGTAGATTGTTCTGTAGAGAAATTAAATGGCAGTACTGAAGAAGTATGATCTAAATCCCGACGGGGTTCGTATAATAGTTAACTGGGATAGCATGGTAACAGGTTCCTCTGTGTTTATCCTCTCGGTTAACGTCCAGGAAGCACTAAGCCAAATTAAAAAAGTGATGAACGATAAGGGTTGGGAGTATCAAATGCAGATACGTGTAGAAGACGAGAAATTAGGTGTACGTGTTTGGCGACTGACTTAACCTTTTAAATTTTTTAAATTTAGTTCTAACGCTTCTCTCATGCTCTTAGTTAATGTAATCCCGTTGTGCATTAATATAGATTGTTTTTCGTGCATCTTCATAGAACGTTGTAATGTGTCTCCACCTATGGCAAATGTAGGATGTCGTTTGTTAAACTTTAATATTTCTTCTAGTATGTCTTCTGCACTATCACCCATACGTAATGCTACATAATATTTTTTAAGTAGCTTAGACCTACGGGCATTTACTGTTTTATCTATACCTTTTTTAATACCGTTTAACTCTTGATTGTATGTGTATCCCGTAGGAGCAAAACCAAAAGCTTGTCCTAACATTTCAAAACCATTCATATTATCATACAAAGGATCGCCACGTTTGTTGTATATTCCGCCCTCTCTTTGATATCTACCAAACGTAGTCTTGTATAAGTTCGATATACCCCCTGGCATGAAGTTTTCTATACCTCTCTCTATTTCACCTTCTCCTATGTTTGATATACCTCTACCAAAACGTTGAGCGATACTTAAAGCAGGACCACCTAAGTGCATACCTATAAACTCTTCTGCAGATGGATTATCGTTAAATCTATTTTCTTGAAATAACAAATCAGTTAACTTTATACGATCCGATACATCAATACCTGCCAACGCAATGGCACCTTTATAAAATGGTTCGCCAATAGCATTACGTATTATTGTATCTGCATCTTCTTCTTCGTCATCTAAGAATAAATCCATCAACATGGTGACA